TTTACGCCATCAAGCACAGAATTAACAACATCATCGTGTGATACGATCTTGTAGCGCGACTTGTGCAAGCCCATTGATGCGCCAGTATCAAGGCGCACAATGTTCTGATGTCCAGCTATTTCAATGCCAGCTGCATCGAAGACAGGCTGTGACTCAACAGGAAAGTTGAAGTCATCCATTCTGAAATGTTTCACGCTGCATTCTCCCTAGTGTCTTCGATTGGATTGTAATTAAAAGTTAACGCGTTACGGTCATCTGCAAAAAAAGTAATAAAAGCTTTGTCACCATTCTTGTTTGTCATTGTTAGCTTTCTAGTTACATAAGATGCATAAATACGCTCATCTATTGTGATGTTAGTGATGTCGTGCAATGATAGAGTTGCATACATATTAGTTCTCCTTGTTTATCAATAGCTTGGACTTGCATCATTGCAACATTAATAGCTATTGTCATTAGTGACGTTACGTCATTTAATTTAAATTCTAATTCTTATTAGTGTGTGTACGTCAGCACAGCGCCGCGCACACACAAGAGTTTAAGCCTCCTCTCTCCCAATAAACCTCCATACCTTCCACATCTTCCATCTCCACTGCACTTTATCCGGTGTGTCTGGCCCGAGTGTAAACGAGGTTAACAGCCAGACCCTATTCACCTTCACAAAGCGAGCGAAGCGAGCGGAAAAATTTTTGGGGGGCTGTTTCCAACCCCCCGTTGCTGTTGTGTTAGGCGCGCCTCTTAGCGGCTAAGCGCTCGGCTGCGGTTAGTATCTTCGCCTCTGGCTTTTTGTTGCCAAGTGGAACGTACGGGTTGCCGGTCGCCATTTGATAGGCGTCTTTGTAAACCGCCATCAATAATTGCAGGTCGCGTTCCTCTGCTTGTGCGCGATCAAGGTTGCGCGATGTCATGGCGTGTTTTTGCTCGGCTCCTGCTACGTCTTTTTTCATGTCATCTTCGTGCTTTATGAGCTGCGTGTGATACTCGGTAACCTGCGAGCTCTTGCCTTTGAACTGGCCGCGACCATAGAGCAAGAACTCAACGCCTTGCACCATTTGCCGCGCTAGGTTCTCGGTCTGGTATTCTGTGGTACCGTATGCGGTGAGCAATGTGTCAACCGCGTCAAGTGCCATGTCACGCACGTCAAAGCTTTGCGCGCTATCATCAATCGCAACGGTGTTGTTCTCTGTTGCTTCAAGTGCCAATGTATCAACCTTAGATTTAGCCATTTTTCTTCTCCAATATATAGCTAGTGTTTCAATTATCGTTCATATTGATCCAACCCGAAGTGAGGGGCTGGACAACGCCGACAGGGATTGCCGAATGACCGGAGGCTTGCAGTTCGCAATATCCGAGGAACGAGCGTTATTGCGAACTGTCAGGCGGTGATCCATGACGGTGGGGGCCAGACGCGAGCTTCGGCGTTGGCTCAATATTCCCCCCTCTGGGGGGTTAGGGGGGGCTATTACTTATCTTTTCTATTTACTTTAGCCATATGGGGGAAGCGTCAAGCTGGGGGAACAAGGCAATGTTCCCCCCGTTTGCTGGCCCAATGGTGTAAGCCATTGGTTAACAGCCAGCTACCTTTCACCTTGCAATGACCCTACCAAGACGCGGAGAGGAAACTTGGATGAGCTATCATAACGGCAAGCTGTTGTATCGTAGCAAAGGTCATTGTCCAAATAGTGCGTCAATAGCAAACAACCACAACATCTAGTGTTTAGCGCATTATGACGTAACGTCACCTATTGACACAACACCGCAGAATAGTGTCCAAATGGGGGGAAGAGGGAAGGGGGGCCAGCCAATGGAGATATATGATGAACGTTCCTAAATTACGTAAGCTTACTAAACGACAGACAGCATTAGTTGACACCATTGTAGCAAACGGTTGTACTATAGCAAAGGCAGCAGAGATAGCTGGATATAGCTCAGGTGAGTCCGGAAGAGTAACTGCTACCAAGACGATGAAGCTTCCACATGTGCAGCAGTATCTGATGACTAGGATGAATGAAGAGTTCGGGCTTAGCGCTACCCTAGCAGCTGGTACAGTTAGGCGGTTAGCTATGGGTGCAAAGTCTGAGTACGTTCAGCTGGAAGCAAGCAAGGATCTATTGGACCGCGCTGGCTATAAGCCTATTGATAGATCACAGGTACAAGTGGCTGGTGATATAAGAGTTACCATAGATCTGGGTTAGCTGTGTGCTACCGCACTCACTTGAGTTCGCCTCCTCCTCCTGTCGTCGTCGGCTCAGTTTCTCTGCTATGCGATACACAAAATGCTGACTGTGTTAGGGGGGCGGGGTCAAAACTTAGACCGACATTGTTGCTAGTGGTCCCCAACTAACATTTTTCTTAAAAAAGGTTCGCCTAAAAATATTTTATCTGCTATAGGCAAATTATGATTAGACCTAAGAAGAAGCCTGAGACTATTGACCAGCGTTATGAGCGTTTGAGTTCTGAGCTTGCTGAGTATGAGGAGATGGTTGGTGACGCCGCCAAGGATAAGGTTGGCGCTACTACTGTTGATAAGATGTTGAGGCGGTATCGGAATACTTCTAGGAAGGTTGTTGAGTATGCGCGTGATAAGCATCCTCGGTATCAGTCGCTTTTAAAGCAAGCTAAGGCGATAGAGGCTATGTGGGATAAGCAAGGGAAACATATAAATAAGAGTGCTGATTAGTGAGGGTTGGCGTTCTTAGTGCTGTAAGGATTCATCATGTCAAGAACACCAGCTTGGACACGGAAAGAGGGCAAGAACCCGAAGGGCGGGTTAAACGCGAAGGGTCGCGCGAGCTACAAGAAGGGTACGTTAAGACCGCCGGTAAAAAGCGGAGACAACCCAAGAAGGGCCAGCTTCTTAGCAAGGATGGGCGGGATGGCGGGGCCGGAGCGCGACAGCAAGGGCAAGCCAACGAGATTACTTCTAAGCCTAAGAGCGTGGGGCGCAAGCAGCAAGTCAGACGCAAAGGCAAAGGCAAGAGCAATCAGCAAACGGAATAAGGGGAAAGCATAATGCCAATGGGTAAAGGAACTTATGGATCTAAAGTTGGGCGTCCTTCTAAGCCTAAGTCGATGTTGACTAAGAAGCAGAAGACGCTTCCTGTTGCGTTGCGCAGAAAGATTGCCAAGTCAAAAGCTTCTAAAGGTGCGTAGATGGCTGTTAATGCGGCAGGTAATTATACTAAACCTAAGATGCGGAAGTCTTTGTTTCAGCGCATAAAGGCGGCTAACGTTCAGGGTACTGCTGCTGGCAAGTGGTCAGCAAGAAAAGCGCAACTATTAGCAAAGCGGTATAAGGCTGCTGGTGGTGGGTACAAGTGAAGGCTCCGCAGAAATCACTAATGAACTGGGGCAAGCAGAAGTGGCGCACCAAGTCTGGCAAGAAGTCTAGTGAGACTGGTGAGCGCTACTTACCTGCTAAGGCTATCGCTGCTCTTAGTGATTCTGAATATGCAGCTACAACCAGAGCTAAACGAAAGGGCAAGGCTAAGGGCAAGCAGTTTGTGGCTCAACCGAAAGCAATTGCTCGGAAGGTAAGGCAGTACAGAACATGAGTTTTGTTTCTACGCTGAAGCAAGAAGAGCTTAGCATGTTGCGCAAGATAGTGCGCAAGGTTCATTTTAAGTATGTCATTGATAAGATGGGTGAGTCCTTTATTGATGACTACAAGTGCGACCAGTTAATAGACAGCATTGCGCCTGAGACAGTGCAAGACATGATCCGCTTTGGAGTCGACAAAGGTTTAAGATGATTGATTTTAAGTACAAGCCTGATGGCGATGTACTCAAAGCCTTTATGAAAGATGACACTTTCTTTCGTGGCGTTAGAGGGCCAGTAGGTTCTGGCAAATCTGTAGGCTGTTGCGTTGAAGTGTTTCGCCGCGCCCTTGGTCAAGATAAAGATAAGAACGGAATACGCAAAAGCAGATGGGCTATTATTCGTAATACCAACCCGCAGCTTAGAACAACCACTATTAAAACTTGGCTTGATTGGTTCCCAGAAAATGATTGGGGCAAGTTTACTTGGTCTGTGCCTTACACCCATCACATTAAAAAGGGTGACATGGATCTTGAAGTTATCTTCCTTGCTTTAGATAGACCCGAAGACGTTAAGAAGTTGCTCTCCCTAGAATTAACGGGCATTTGGATCAATGAGGCAAGGGAGATACCCAAGTCAATTGTTGATGCGTGTACCATGCGCGTTGGTCGTTTTCCCTCTATGCGTGACGGTGGCCCGACTTGGACAGGGGTAATATGTGATACTAATGCCCCTGAAGAAGATCATTGGTGGCCTATTATGTCTGGTGAGGTTCCAATACCAGATCACATTCCACGGGATCAGGCTAAGATGTTGGTCAAGCCTACCAACTGGCGTTTCTTTACGCAGCCTAATGGTATGGTTGAAATGCACGATGAGGATGGCGAAGTATCTGATTACAAGCCGAACCCTAATGCAGAAAACACCAAGAACATGATGAAGTCGTATTATCCTAATCTTATACAGGGTAAGACGAAAAGCTGGATTGATGTTTATGTAATGAATAGGCTAGGGTCTATTCAGGACGGAAAGCCGATATACCCAATGTTTGTTGCAGATACTCATGTTGCAAAAGAAGAAATACCAGTTGCCGCTGGCGCTCCGTTATACATTGGCTTGGACTTTGGCTTAACACCAGCCGCCACAATCGGGCAAAAGATAAGAGGACGTTGGTTTGTTCAATCTGAAATCGTTGCGTTTGACATGGGGATTGTTCGTTTCGCTGAAGTCCTCCGCGAAGAGATTGCTACACGATTCTCTATGTGTGGTGACGTTCTTATATATGGCGATCCGTCTGGTGACTTTCGGGCGCAAACGGACGAATCTACCCCTTTTCACATCCTTAGAGGTGCTGGCCTACGCGCATTTCCCGCACCGTCTAATTC